CAGCGGCTGGAAAGCAAGATGCAGGAATCCAGCGACTTCCTTGGCCGCATCAACATCGTCCCCGTCACCGAGCAACAAGGCGACAAGCTGGGCCTGGGTATCGCCGGCCCCGCCGCCAGCACCACCAACACCGCCACCACCGACCGCAATACCCGCGATCTGACCACGCTGGATACGCAGGGCTACCACTGCACCCAGACCAACTCCGATACCCACATCACCTACGGCAAGCTGGACATGTGGGCCAAGTTCCCCGACTTCCAGAACCGCATCCGCGACGCCATCCTCAAGCGCCAGGGGCTGGACCGCATCATGATCGGCTGGAACGGCACGTCCCGCGCGGCGACCTCCAACCCGGTCGCCAACCCCCTGCTGCAGGACGTCAATATCGGCTGGCTGGAAAAGTACCGCCTCGGCGCCGCGGCGCGTGTCATGAGCGAAGGCAACACCGCCGGCAAGATCACCATCGGCGCCGGAGCCGGCACCGACTACAAGAACATCGACGCCCTGGTGTTCGACGCGGTCAACGCCCTCATCGAGCCCTGGTATCAGGAAGACACCGACCTGGTCGCCCTCCTCGGCCGCGATCTGCTGGCGGATAAGTACTTCCCCATCATCAACGCTGACCAAGCCCCCAGCGAACGGATGGCCGCCGACGTGCTCATCAGCCAGAAGCGCGTGGGCAACCTGCCGGCGGTGCGCGTGCCCTACTTCCCCGCGGGCACCATCCTCGTTACCCGCCTGGATAACCTCTCGCTGTACTGGCAAGAGGGCTCCCGCCGCCGTCACGTCATGGAGAACCCCAAGCGCGACCGCATCGAGAACTACGAATCCAGCAACGACGCCTACGTCGTCGAGGACTACGGCTGCGGCTGCCTGCTGGAAAACATCGAGTTCGCGCAATGACGTCGCCCGCCCGCCGCCACTACCTGCGCACCCTCGCCGCCCAGGCCCAGCCCGCGGCGGGCGGGGATGCGCGGGACACCGCCAACGCCAACGCCTACGAGCTGCAGCTGCTGCAGCTCACCGAGCACCGGCGCCGCCTCAAGCAGATCATGTCCCTGGACAACAAGCTCGCCGCCAAGCGGGAATTCCTCGGCACCTACACCCCCTGGGTGGAGGGCGTGCTGCAGGGCGACACCGGCCAGCAGGACGAGGTGCTGGTCACCGTGCTGGTGTGGCGCATCGATGTGGGCGACCTCGCCGGCGCCCTGCCGCTGGCGGAATACGCCCTGCGCCACGCCCTGGTCATGCCCGACCAGTACCACCGCGGCTTGCCGTGCGTCGTCGCCGAGCAGTTCGCCGAAACCGCGCTCAAGCAGATCACCGCCGAGCAGCTGCCCGACCTGGCCGCCCTGCAACGCGTCGCTGAGATCACCGCCGAGCATGACATGCCGGACGAGGCCCGCGCCAAGCTCTACAAGGCCATCGGCTACACCCTGCGCGCCCTCGACGACAAGCCCGGCGCCATCGCCGCCCTGCAGCGAGCCCTCGCCCTCAACGCCAAAGCCGGCGTCAAGCGAGATATCGAGCTGCTCGAACGCGCCATCAAGAACGCAGCCCCCGACGCCGGCGCCGCCGGCGGCGAGGGCTGACCACCGAGCGCCCCCCAGCGCCGGGCGGCGGGGGTGAAAGTCCCGAGAGTCCCCTCCTTCTCTCTGGACCGTAGCCCCCCCACCGCCCACCCACACCCGGAAGCCGGCCCATGTCCTTCATCGCCGTCCCGCCCACCTCGCCGACTGAAGCCACCATCAGCGCCGGCCCCTTCCTGCCGGCCATCGACGTGGCCGCCGCCCGCGCCGCGATGCGCATCGACGGCACCGTCACCCCCGAGCGCCTGCGCGCCGCGCTGGTGGAAGGCATCGCCCACGTCGCCGACCAGCTCGCCGACCACATCGAAGGCTGGCAGGCCACCGGCTACACCACCCTGGCCGAGGTGCCGGTGCGCGGGCTGCAGGAAATCGACGGTCTCCCCGCCAACGTCCACCGCTACCTGCGCGCCGTGCGCTGCTGGGCCTCGGCCGAGCTGGTGGAGCGCATGCGCGACTACGACACCACCAACGAAGGCCACCTCAACGCAGAGAAGCTCACCCCCACCGTTGAAGAGCTGCGCCGCGACACGCGCTGGGCGATCAGCGACATCGCCGGCCGCGCCCGCAACACCGTCGAGTTGATCTGATGCAAGTCATCGCACGGCAGGGAGACACCGTCGATGCCCTCTGCTGGCGCCATTACGGCCGCACCGCCGGCGTAGTGGAAGCGGTGCTCGAAGCCAACCCCGGCATAGCCGACCACGGCCCCGTGCTCCCCATGGGGCTCGCCGTCGAACTCCCCGAACAAACCACCCAGCCGACCACCACCCGGCTACAGCTATGGGACTGACCGCCATGAAACTCGGTAGCAAGGGCATCAACGTGCGCGACCTCCAACTCCTGCTCAACCAGCGCGGCGCCAAGATTACGGTGGACGGCTGGTTCGGCGAGGCCACCGCGGCGGCAGTGCTCGCCGCCCAGCTCCGCTACGGCCTGGTCGCCGACGGCGTCGCCGGCCCCAAGACCCTCGCCGCCCTGCAAGCTGGCGGCCGCCCCAAGCACCTGCTCGGCCTCGCGGATCTGGAGCGCGCCCGCGTCGCCCTGGACGTGCCGCTCGCAGCCATCCGCGCGGTGAATGAAGTGGAGTCCCGAGGCGCCGGCTTCATGGCCGACGGCCGCCCCGTCATCCTCTTCGAACGCCACGTCATGCACCGCCGCCTCGTCGCCACCCTCGGCCAGGCCGAGGCCGACACGCTCGCCGCCAAGTACCCCGCCCTGGTCAATCTCCAGCGCGGCGGCTACCGCGGCGACACCGCCGAACACGGCCGGCTCAAGGATGCCATGAGCATCAACGTCGCCTGCGCGCAAGAGTCCTGCAGCTGGGGCGCCTTCCAGATCATGGGCTATCACTGGCATCGCCTGGGGTACGACAGCATCGCCGACTTCGTCGCACGCATGCAGCGCAGCGAGGGCGAGCACCTCGACGCCTTCGTCCGCTTCGTCGCCGCGGACGGAAAGCTGCTCAAGGCCCTGCGCACCGGCAAGTGGGCGGTCTTTGCGGAGGGCTACAACGGCCCGGACTACGCCGCCAACCTCTACGACATCAAGCTTGAGCGCGCCTTCGCCCGCTACTCCGCCCTGGAGGCGGTCGCCGCATGAACATCATCCGGGATGCCCACGGCGCCATCGCCATCGAGCCCCTCGCCGGCAAGATCCGCCTGCTGCGCGATGGCGCCACCGGCCCCCGCCCCGAATTCATCGGCGCCGCCAACTTCCTGCACCTCTCGCTCTCCGAGCTGGTCATCACCGCCCTGGCCGCCAACGGCATCACTCGCGCGCAACTGCGGCTCATCGCCTGGTGGGCGCACGGCGAGGGCTACCGCTGGATCTACGCCGAGCGCCTGCCCGGCCACTCCCTGCCCATGGCCACGCGCCGCACCGCCCGCCCCATGCTGGACTGGTGGGAGATCGACCTCGACCGCGTGCTCGCCAACCTCCCGAGGCCCGCCCATGCCTAACCCCTGGCTGCTGCTCGCCCTTGCAGCCGCCCTGGCCGCCACCGCCGCCGGTGGCTACCGCTGGGGCCACAACGCCGCCCTGGGCGAAGTTGCCCTGCAGCGCAAAGCCGATATTGAGATCGCCTACAAGGCCGGCGCCGCCGACCTCAAGGCCGAGGCCAAGCGCGCCCAGACCGCCCAGCGCGAACGCGACGCCCTCGCCCAACGCCTCAAGGAAATCGACCGTGACCAAACCCCTGCGCCCCGTCCTGATTGCGCTTGGAGCCCTGCTGAATTCAGCCTGCTCGAATCTCGCCGAGCGGCCTACGCTGGAGCCGATAACAGCACCGCCGCCGGCGCTCTGCACAGTGCTCTGCCCGGAGATGCCGCCGACGGCGCCGGACCCGCTGCAGACGGCCAAGGAGCTGCAGGATTGGGGCTCCGACTGCCGGGCACGGCAACGCGAGTGCAGGGACTGGGCAACCCGTAATACCCGCAACAGCAAGGAACCACCGTAATGTCCAAGCCTCACCGCGTCACCATCGGCGACGCCACCCTTTACCTCGGCAACGCCTTCGACATCCTGCCCACCCTCGGCGCGGCCGATGCCGTCATCACCGATCCACCCTATGCCAGCGGCGGACTGCACCGAGGCGACCGAATGGCATCGCCGCTGACCAAGTATGTCCACGGCGGCGTCAAGCGGGAGTACGAAGACTTTGCCCACGACGCCAAGGACCAACGCTCGTGGACGAGTTGGTGCGCGGCCTGGATGGGCTTGCTGCAACTCAAGCCTGGCGGCTACCTGCTCAGCTTTATCGACTGGCGCCAGCTCCCCGCTCTCACCGATGCCATTCAGTGGGCGGGCTACCTCTGGCGCGGCGTGGCCCCCTGGGATAAGGGGCCGGGCTCACGCGCGCCGCACAAGGGCTATCTGCGGCATCAGGCGGAGTACATCGTCTGGGGCAGTGCCGGCCCGCTTCCCCTTGCCACCCATGCCGGCCCCTTCCCCGGCGTCTATCGGCACACCGTGCGCCGGTCCGATAAATGGCACATGACGGGCAAGCCCACGCCGCTCATGCAAGAGCTGGCCCGGATACCCGCCCCTGGCGCCGAGATCCGCGACCCCTTCATGGGCTCGGGCTCCACCGGCGTGGGCGCCATCCGCGAGGGCCGCCGCTTCGTCGGCATCGAACTCAGCCCCATCCACTTTCGCACCGCCTGCGAGCGCATCGAGCGCGCCCACCGCGAGCGGGATGCCCTACCCTCGGCCGCATGATGGACTGGCTCCGCACCACCGCCGAAACCCTTGCCTGCGGCCCCTACCGCATCGAGAAAAGCCACGTTCGCGGCGCCGCCGGCGTGGAGCCGGTCTATCACGCTCACGCGGCCACTGTCTTCCTCGGCGCCTTCCCCGACGCCGAGGAGGCAAAAGCCGCATGCCAAAACCACGCGGACCGCAACCCGGAGCCCCCGCAATGCTGAAACCCGCCAGCCTCCGGGCCGCCATCGAGGCCGCCCTCCCCAGCGTCAAGGCCAACCCGGACAAGCTGCTTGTCTTCGTGGAGGAAGGCAGCATCCAATGCACCGGCGCGCCCAGCCTCTCGTTTGAATACGGCTACACCCTGCGCGTGATCCTGCTGGACTACGCCGAGCACGCCGACACGCTGCTGATTCCCGTGCTCGCCTGGGTATCGACCAACCAGCCCGAGCTGCTCGCAAACCCCGACCGCCGACGCGACGGCATCCGCTTCGAGGCCGAGCTGCTCAACCACAGCACGATGGACCTCGAGCTGCGCATCACCCTCACCGAACGCGTCATCGTCCGCAAGACCGAAGCCGGCGGCTACACCGCCACCCACGCCCCCGAGCCGCCGCTCGACCCCTACGCGGGCCGCAATGAGGCGCCCTGGACGCTGGAGATACCCGCCCCATGAGCTTCGACCGCCTGGAACCCTGGATGCAGGGCCTGCTGGAGCAGCTCACCGCCGGCGAGCGCCGCAACGCTGCCCGCGAGCTGGCCCAGGCCCTGCGGCAGGGGCAGCGCCGCCGCATCGCCGCCCAGCTCAACCCGGACGGCTCCCCCTACGCCCCGCGCAAGCCCCGCCTGCGCGCCCAGGCGGGCCGCATCCGCCGCAGCATGTTCGCCAAACTGCGCGGGCGATACCTGCAGGCAGAGTCCGACGCCCAGGGCGCCTACATCAGCATCACCGGCCGGGCCGCCCGCATCGCCCTTGTGCACCAAGAGGGGCGCGAGGATGCCGTCTCCCCCCGCGGCCCCCGCGTGCGCTATGCGCAGCGGCAAATCCTCGGCCTCTCCGACGCCGACGAAAACACCGTCGGCGAGATCCTGCTCGCCCACCTGGCGCGCCGGCTGTAAGCCCCCGGTTGTAAGCCCCCGCCTCACAACCCCCGGCGCTCGGCGCCTCCCCGCGCGCGCGGCATCCTCTGCCGCATGGACCTCGCAGACATCCTCCGCCGCCTGGACAACCTCGTCCGCCCCGGCACCATCGCCGCCGTCGATCACGACGCGGCCCGGTGCCGGGTGCAGGCAGGCGGCCTGCTCACCACCTGGTTGCCCTGGCTCACCCTGCGCGCCGGCAACACCCGCAGCTGGACGCCGCCCACCGCCGGCGAGCAAGTGCTGCTGCTCTGCCCCTCCGGCGAACTGGCCGCCGGCCTGGTGCTCTGCGGCATCTACACCACCGCCCACCCCCAGCCCAGCAACAGCGCGGACGAACACGTCACCGAGTACCCGGACGGCGCCCGCATCACCTACAACCACGCCACCAGCGCCCTCAGCGCCACCGGCATCAAGACCGCGCTGGTCGAGGCCTCCGAGCACGTCACCGTCGATTGCCCGGAAAGCACCATCACCGGCAACGTGCTGATCAAGGGCACCCTCATCGTTGAAAAGCTGCTGACCTACCTCTCCGGCATGACCGGCTACGGCGGCAGCGCCGGCGGCCGCACCCGGATCACCGACGACTTTATCCACGAGCAAGGCAACCTCAGCAGCAACGGCATCGTCCTGCACACCCACACCCACACCGGCGTGCAACCGGGCAGCGGCAGCACGGGCCAGCCCCAATGAACTGGACCGGCATGAACGCCGACACCGGCGCCCCCTGCAGCGAGCTGGCCCACATCCGCCAAAGCGTGCGCGACATCCTGCTCACGCCCGTGGGCTCACGCATCGCCCGCCGGGAGTACGGCAGCGAAATCCCGCGCCTCATCGACCAGCCGCTCAACGACGCCACCCTGCTGCGCTGCGCCGCCGCCACCGTCATGGCCCTGCAGCGCTGGGAACCGCGCATCCGCATCACCCGGGTGCAATACCTCATCGAGGGCGCGGCGCTCACCGTCAGCCTGGAAGCCGAGCGCATCGACGGCGTCAGCGCCGGCACCGCCGCGCTGTCCATCCCGCTGCGGGGCAATGCATGAGCACCGTGGATCTGTCCCGCCTCTCCGCGCCCGACGTCGTCGAGGCGCTGGACTACGAGGCCATCCTCGCCGAGCGTAAAGCCCGCCTCATCGAGCTGACGCCGGCCGCCGAGCGCGCGGCCATGGCCGCGGCGTTGGAGCTGGAATCGGAGCCCATCGTCAAGCTGCTGCAAGAGTCGGCTTATCGGGAGCTGGTGCTGCGCCAGCGCATCAACGAGGCCGCCCGCGCCGTCATGCTCGCCTGGGCCAGCGGCACCGATCTGGATCACCTCGCCGCCAACTACGAGGTGGAGCGCTTGGTGCTGAGCGAGGGCGATAGCACCGCCGTGCCGCCGGTAGATCCCACTTACGAGAGCGACGACGAGCTGCGCGCCCGCGTACAGCAGGCCTTCGAAGGGCTGAGCGTGGCAGGCCCGCGCGGCGCCTACGAGTATCACGCCCTGTCCGCCGATGGCCAGGTGGCAGACGTCAGCGCCACTAGCCCCGCCCCGGCCCAGGCCCTGGTCACCGTGCTGTCCCGCGAAGGCGACGGCACCGCCTCGGCCGAGCTGCTCGCCGCCGTATCCGCCGCGCTCAACGATGAGGACGTGCGCCCGGTCGCCGACCGCCTCACCGTGCAATCCGCCAGCATCGTCGATTACAGCATCGCCGCCGTGCTGCACCTCTACCCCGGCCCGGAGGCCGAGCCCATCCTCGCCGAAGCGCAGACCCGCGCCAGCGCCTATGCCGCTACCCAGCGGCGCATTGGCCGGGATATCCGCCTCTCCGCCATCTACGCCGCGCTCCACGTCGAGGGCGTGCAGCGGGTGGAGCTGCTCGCCCCACTGGCGGACATCGTGTTGAGCGCCACCCAGGCCAGCCACTGCACCGCCATCAGCATCGAGCAGGGTGCGGACGATGAGTAAGCTGCTGCCGCCCTCCGCCACCGATCTGGAGCGCGCAGCCGCCCAGGCCTGCGCGGATCTGGTGGATATCGACATCCCCATCCGCGACCTCTGGCGGCCGGACACCTGCCCCGCCGCCCTGCTGCCCATCCTCGCCTGGGCGCGCTCGGTGGACCGCTGGGACGCCAGTTGGCCCGAGGCCACAAAGCGCGCCGTCATCAATGCCAGCTGGTACGTGCATGCGCACAAAGGGACCATCGGCGCCCTGCGCCGGGCAGTGGAACCGCTGGGCTACCTCATCGAGGTGGTGGAGTGGTGGCAGGAAACGCCCGAGGGCACGCCGGGCACCTTCCGCTTGCGTGTCGGCGTGCTCGATACCGGCATCACGGATGAGATGTACGGCGAGCTGGAACGCCTCATCGCCGACGCCAAGCCCCTCACCCGGCATATGTCCGGGCTCGCCATTTCCCTGGAGTCGCGCGGCGGCGTCTATGTGGGTGCCGCCACTTTTCTGGGCGACGAACTCACTGTGTATCCCTGGACCGGCGAAGACATCGTCATCACCGGCGGCGCCCTATTCGCCGCCGGCCCGCACCTCATCGACACCCTGACAATCCAGCCGCAGCCCTGACCATGGCCCAGACCTACTACGCAAAGCTCACCCCCATCGGCGAGGCCAAGCTCGCCAACGCGGCGGCCCTCGATATCCCGCTGAGCATTACCCAGCTGGGCGTGGGCGACGGCAACGGCGCCGCCGTCACGCCCGAGCAGATCCTCACCGGGCTGAAGAACGAGCGCCGCCGCGCCTCGCTCAATACGCTGAAGACGGACCCCGCCAACGCAAACCAGATCATCGCCGAACAGGTCATCCCTGAAAGCGAGGGCGGCTGGTACATCCGGGAGCTAGGCCTGTACGACGCCGACGGCAACCTGATCGCCGTCGGCAACTGCCCGGACACCTACAAGCCGGTGCTGTCCGAGGGCAGCGGCCGCACCCAGGTTATCCGCATGGTGCTCATCGTCAGCAGTACCAGCGCCGTGCAACTCAAGATTGACCCCTCGGTGATCCTCGCCACCCGCTCGTATGTTGATGACTCTGTCATCACCATCACGGCCCAGGTCATGACCGCGGTCACCGTCGAACTGAACAAGCGCGATCACAAGGATTCCGTTCGCGCGGCCACCACCGCCAACCTCGCCGCCCTCTCCGGTCTGCTCACGGTGGACGGCGTGCAGCTGGTCGCCGGAGACCGGGTGCTGGTCAAAGACCAGACCGCCACCACCGCGAATGGCATCTATGTTGCGGCGGCCGGCGCCTGGGCACGCTCGGCGGACGCCAACAGCGGCGCCAACCTCACCCCCGGCGCGGTAGTGCCGGTCGAGGCCGGCACCGTCAATGCCGACACCCTGTGGATGGTCAAGACCGATACCGCCATCATCATGGGCGCCATCGGCATCGAATTTCAGTGGGCCGGCGGCCTCAACGGCCCCACGCCCGACCGCTTCGACAACTCCCGCAAGCGGGCCTCCACCGAGTTCGTCCGAGGCGCCCTGGGCAGTCTGCCGGGCATGACTCACCTCACCGCCGGCGCCACGCTGGATGCGTCGCACGTCGGCCGCGGCATCGTCTGCGGCGGCGCCGGCCCCTACTCGGTGGTGCTGCCCTTCGCCAACGCCTGCCCGGCCGGGTCTGGCCTGCTCATCGTCGCCCAGTCGGCCACCGTCACCGTCACCCGCGGTGGAACCAACGCCATCTCCGTCGGCTACCAAAACTCGCTCACCTCGGTTGTCCTCGGCGCGGGCGACTGGTGCTACATCACAAACTTCAATGGCACGGATACCTGGCTCGTCATGTCCGGTACGCCGCTGCTACAGGCAAGCCTCACTTCCGGCGCGTTCGGCTCATCGCTCGCCACTGCCGGGTATCAGATGCTCCCCAGCGGTCTTATCGTGCAGTGGGGCACCTGGATCGGCCCGGCTTCCGCCGCCGCCGTTACCCCTGTCCTCTTCTCTACTGCATTCAAGAGCGAAATCTATTCCCTGACCTTCGGCGGCAACAATAGCAACACCTCCGGCGCCTACGGCTGGTGCGATACGCCTGCCCTCGCTGGTTTCAACGGCCGGGCGTCCCTCGCCAACCTCCGCTGCTACTACCAAGCCTTCGGCAAGTGATCGTCATGATTATCTTCACCGCACATCCACCTGCATTCCACGCGACCCCACCTTACCCCGCAGGCGTAGAGATCACTCCCGAGCAATACCGGGATCTGCTCACAGGCCAGGCGGAAGGTCTCCTGATTACCGCCAACGCGGAAGGCTATCCCGAGCTAACAGAGCGGCCACTTCCCACCGCGGCCGCCCTGCGCGAGCAGCTCACCACCGACATCAACACCTGGCGCGACCAGCAGGAAAACAGCCCCATCCTGTTCGACCACGCCGGCCGCGAGTGGGATGGCGGCTTGGTGGTGCGCACGCGCCTGCAGCCGGTGGTCGCCATGGCCGCGCTGCCGCCGGGTTTTTTCTGGACCGACGCGGCCAACGAAGACGTGCCAATGGACTACGCCGCCGTCTGCGACCTCAACGCCGCTCACGAAGCCGCCATCGTCGCTTATGGCTGGGACATCCACACCCGCCAGCGGCAGATGAAAGCCGAGGTGGCCGAGCTGCAAACGGCCGAGGCCCTGCAGGCCTACGTCGTCGGCTGGCCGGAAGAGGTGGAGGCCTGATGGAACCCATCTCCCCCGCCGCCTGCGGCGCCAGCGCCTGCGGCATCGTCGTGCTCGGCTTTGTCACCGGCCTGCACCCCGTGCTGCTGCTCGCGGGCGCCTGGGGCGGCTGGTGGGCCATGACCTACCAGCCCCCGCTGGGCACGCTGGACCGCCTCAGCCGCGTTGCCATCTCGGCGCTCGCCGCCGCCTGGTGCGCGCCGCTCGCCGCCGCCTGGGTGGCCTCGCGGGAATGGATGCCCGGCACCCTGCCCATCGAGCTGCTGCAGTACCCCACTGCGCTGGGCATTGGCCTGCTGGCGGTGGATGTGATCGGCCGCGGCGTGCTGCGCATCGGCGCCCGGCGTGCGAAGGAGCTATCCGAATGAGCGCCCCCGAACTCCTGCCCTCGGCCCTCTCCCTGGTGGCCTGCATCGTCATCCTTCGGCGCGTGGAACCCGCGCTCAACCGCATGAGCTGCAACACCCTGCTCACCGTGCGGCTGGCGCTCTTCCTGCTGCTCGTCGGCGCCTCGGTGCAGATCCTCGATATCCTGCTCGGCAACCCGCCCGCCTGGCCGGCGGTGGTGCTTGCCGCTGGCGTCGCCGTGCTCATGCTCTGCGAGCGCCGGCTGCGGGTGCTCATCCCCCGGCCCCGGCCGCGCCAGCGCGCCCGCTTGTAGCGGCCGCCCGCAGCCCTCTCTCGGCCCTTGTTGTCAGCGGCCCGGCCACAACCGCCGGGCCGCTGTGCTTATGCGCGCGCGGGGCATCATCGGAGCGTCAAACCGCCGGAGATGCCCCAATGGCAACCGATTACCACCATGGCGTGCGCGTCATCGAAATCAACGAGGGCGTGCGCGCCAGCCGCACCATCGCAACCGCCATCATCGGCATCGTCTGCACCGGCAGCGACGCCGACGCCGCCGCCTTCCCGCTGAACACCCCAGTGCTCGTCACGTCCGTCCGCGCCGCCATCGGCAAGGCCGGCGTGCTCGGCACCCTGGCCCCCACGCTGGATGCCATCGCCGACCAGACCAGCCCCATGATTGTCGTGGTGCGCGTGGCCGACGGCGAGGGCGAAGACGCCACCGCCAAGGCCGCCGACCAGGCCAGCAAGATCATCGGCACCACGCTCCCCAGCGGCCAGATGACCGGCATGAAGGCCCTGCTCGCCGCCAAAGCCAAGCTGGGCGTTACGCCCCGAATCCTCGCCGTGCCGGGCCTGGACTCCCTGCAAGTCACCACCGAGCTGGTAACCATCGCCCAGGAACTGCGCGCCTTCGCCTACTGCTCGGCCTGGGAGTGCGAAACCAAGGAAGACGTGGTCGCCTACCGCGACAACTTCGGCGCCCGCGAACTCATGCTGATCTGGCCGGACTTCGTCAGCTGGGACACCACCAGCAGCACCAGCGTGGCCGCCTACGCCACCGCCCGCGCCGTCGGCCTGCGCGCGAAGATCGACGAGGAAACCGGCTGGCACAAGACCCTATCCAACGTCGCCGTCAACGGCGTCACCGGCATCACCAAGGACGTGTTCTGGGCGCTGCAGAACCCCAACACCGACGCCGGCTACCTCAACAGCAACGACGTGACCTGCCTGATCCAGGAAAGCGGCTACCGCTTCTGGGGCTCCCGTACCTGCAGCGACGATCCCCTCTTCGCCTTTGAAAACTACACCCGTACCGCCCACGTGCTGGCGGACACCATCGCCGACGCGCACATGTGGGCGGTCGACAAGCCGATGCACCCCAGCCTCGTCCGCGACATCATCGAGGGCGTCAATGCCAAGTTCCGCGAGCTGAAGGCGCTGGGCTACATCATCGACGGCAAGTGCTGGTATGACGCCGACCTCAACAGCTCCACCACGCTCTACAGCGGCAAGCTCTACCTGGACTACGACTACACCCCGGTGCCCCCGCTCGAAAACCTCGTCTTCCAGCAGCGCATCACCGATCAATACCTGCTCGACTTCGCCGACCGCATCAAGGCCTGAGCCGCGCAACTGAGAGGACACAGCAATGGCACTGCCCCGCAAACTCAAGAACTTCAACCTGTTCGTGGATGGCGTCAGCTTCGCCGGCGTCGCCGACGAAATCACCCTGCCCAAGCTCACCCGCAAGACCGAGGAATTCCGCGGCGGCGGCATGAACGCCCCGGTGGATTCCGATCTCGGCATGGAGAAGCTGACCGCTGAACACAAGTACGGCGGCATCATGCGCGAGATCTACGCGCAGTTCGGCATCGCTAAAGTGGACGGCGTGCTGCTGCGCTTCGCGGGCGCCTACCAGCGCGACGACACCGAAGAAGTGGCGGCCGTGGAAGTCGTGATGCGCGGCCGCCACACCGAAATCGACCCCGGCAGCAGCAAGGCGGGCGACGACACAGAATTCAACGTCACCAGCTCCCTCAGCTACTACAAGCTCACCTGGGATGGGGAAGTACTCATCGAAATCGACGTGCTCAACATGATCGAGATCGTGGATGGCGTTGACCGCCTCGCCGAGCAGCGCGCGGCAATCGGGCTCTAAGCATGAGCACCTCCCGCGACCGCGTGCCGATGGCCGCCGGCACCCCCAGCTGGTACGACCCCGCCGCCGGCTGGGTCGCGCCCGGCCACACACCCCGCCCGGCAAAGGGCCGGCTTGACCCCGCTCCGGTCGCCCCAAGCACCGGGCTGGATCTATCCGCCCTCGTCGTCACCCGCCGCCTGCCGCTGCAGATCACCGGCCCCACCACCATCCCCCTCACCGGCGATCTTCTCGGCGCCCAGGGCGTGATGATGGTGATCGCCGACGGCATCAACGTGCCCACCATCACCGGCGCCGACGAGTGGGACAGCTCCCGCGGCTACCTCAACACCACCGGCGTGCCCAACCGCCTGGAGTGCTGGCATGACGGCATCGCCCGCCGCTACGCCTGGTCGCAGCAGGCGGTGCCCACCGCCATCGAGGAACCCGCCCCGCCCGTCACCGAGCCCGAGCGGGCGCGCGCCGCAGTCAATGCCCTGCGCATGACCAGCACCAACATCACATTCGACGCCGGCCGCATCGTCTGGACCGCCTCCGCCGCCGGCAGCGGCAACACCTACGGCGCCCGCGCGGTCATGGCCGAATCGTTGGAAGGCGATGGCTGGATCAGCGTCGACAACATCGAGGGCACCGACTCGGTAATCGCGCTCAGCGAGGCCCAGGCCCTCACCCAGACCATCACCGGGCACAACTACCTTGCCCGCTGCGGCAACGCCGCCGGCGGCGCCATCCTCTACGCCAGCGAAAAGGCCACGCCCGCCCAGATCGGCACCTTCGCCAAATCCGCCGCCGCCCGCCTGCGCCTGCGCCGGCTGGCCGGCGTCGTCACCCTGGAAACCAGTACCGACACCGGCGCCAGCTGGGCGGTGGCCCACACCTACCCCACCGCCTACACCGGCCGCCTCTACATCCATCTCTATGCCGCCCACGTCAGCAGCGTGCCCTACACCCTGGTGCGCCCGCTGGTGTATCGCGGCACCACCTACGCTCTGCGGCAATCCCTCGCCAAGATGGTGGCGGATGGCAACTCCCTGACCGCCGCGGCAGGCCCCGGCGGCGGCTGGCCGGCGCAGTTCCAGGTGCTTCCGGAAGCCCTCGCGGCGGGCCTCACCATCAGCAACTTCGGCGTGTCCGGGCAGACCATCACCCAGATGCTGGCGGACTTCGACAGCCAAATCGCCCCGGCCGCCACCTCCGGCATCCTGGTGCTGTATGAGGATCGCAACGAGCACGCCGTCAACGGCACATCGGTGGCCGCGCACGGCGCCCTGCTCGCGCAATACCTCGCCAAGCTGCCCGCCGGCGTGAAGAAGATCATCGTCTTCCGCGGCAACATCGCCGGCGACGGCGTCGCCAACGCCAACGCCGCCTACGCCACCCACAGCGCCAACCTCTGCAGCTGGTGGAAGGCCAACAAGGCCGGCGTGGCCGACGCCATCGTCACCCTGTCCGACTACCCCCAGCTCGCCGACAACGCCAATACCACCTACTTCGCCGCGGACGGCATCCACTACACCACCCTGGGCGCGGCCGTGGCCGCCGCCGCCATCCGCGACGCCGTCTGGAACCTCTGACGGCCCCGCCGGCGGGGCGCGGTTGTCGCGCGCCCCGCCACAACCCCCCGCACCCCAGCGCATCGCGCGCGCACGGCATCCTCGGGACTACACCAACCCAAGGAGCCACCCATGAGCACCGCCGAAACCGCCGCGACTGAAACCCCGCTCGATACCCCCGCCGAGGCGAAGCCCACCGGCCCGCAGCCCATCCCGCTCGACACCCCCATCAAGCGCGGCGACAAAGAAATCACCGCCATCACGCTGCGCAAACCCAACTCCGGCGAGCTGCGCGGCGTCGCCCTGTCCGACCTCCTGCGGATCGACACAAGCGCGGTCATCACCGTGCTGCCCCGCATCACCACCCCCACGCTGACCAAGCACGAAGCCGCGGCTCTCGATCCGGCAGACCTCTTGGCCCTGGGGAGTGAGATCGCCAGTTTTTTGCTGAGCAAGGCGACGCGGCGGGAACACTCCCTCGAATAGTCGATGACGCAATGGCCGATATCGCGCTCGTTTTCCACTGGCCGCCTACGGTCATGGACACCATGCCCCTGCCTGAGCTGATGGCATGGCGCGAACGCGCGCGCGTCCGCTACAGCGGCGAGGATTGAGATGGACCGTCGCCTCCGCCTCGAAGTCATCCTCGCCGCCATCGACAAGGCTTCCGGGCCGCTGAAAGCCATCACCGGCAGCAGCAAAGGCGCGGCGGCTGCGGTCAAAGCCGCCCGCGACACCCTGCGCGACCTGGAATCTCAGAGCAAGCGCATCAGCGCTTTCCGCCAGGGCGCCCGCGACATCGCCGTCACTGGCAACACCCTGGACCAAGCCCGCGCGAAAGTGCGGGCATTGGCTCAGGAGATGCAGGCAAGCGAAGCGCCGAGCAAGGCGCTTACGCGCAGCTTCGAAGCCGCCCGCCGGGAAGCCGCGCAACTCAAGGACCGGCATGCCGCACTCACCGCCCAACAGCAGCGCCTGCGCACTGAGCTGCAGGCCGCGGGCGTACCCCTCAAAGGACTCGCCAACCATCAGGCCGAACTGCGCCTGCGCACCGCTGCCGCGACGACAGAGCTTGAGCGGCAAACCGCCGCGCTCAAAGCGCAGGGAGCCCACCTCAAGAAGCTGAACGCAGCCCGCAGCACCTACGACAAGACGATAGCCAGCCGCGACCGCATCGCCGGCGCAGGCGCGTCGTCCCTGGCTGCAGGCGGGGGCGTCCTGTACGCCGGCATGCAAGCCATTCAGCCCGGCATCGAGTTCGACAGCACAATGAGCCGCGTGCAGGCGCTGACGCGGCTTGAAAAGAATGATCCGGCCCTTGCTGCACTTCGAGCCCAGGCCCGGCAACTCGGCGCAGAAACGATGTTCAGCGCCCCGGAAGCCGCCCAGGGTATGGCCTTCCTTGCCATGGCCGGCTTCACCCCCGAAGCAATTCGGGCGGCAATGCCCGGCCTCCTTGATACCGCTCTGGCTGGCAAACTGGAGCTTGGACGAGCAGCTGACATTGCCTCCAACATCCTCACCGGGTTCAAGCTGGACCCGGCGAAGATGGCCCGTGTTTCCGACGTGCTCGTCGGCACCTTCACCCGCGCAAACGTGGATATGGAGATGCTGGGCGAAACGATGAAGTACGTCGGCCCGATTGCGGCCAGCATGGGAACCGACCTGGAAACGGCCGCGGCCATGGCCGGCAAGCTGGGCGACGCCGGTATTCAGGGCTCCATGGCCGGCACCGCCATGCGCGCCATCATGGGCCGCCTCGCAGCCCCTCCGAAGATGGCGCGAGACGCGCTCGATGAGCTGAACATCAAGACCAAGGACGCCGCCGGCAACATGCGTCCAATCGCGGATCTGCTCACCGAGATCCACAGCCGCACGGCCAAACTGGGCACCGCGGATCGAGCGGGTTTCTTCAAGGCCATCGCCGGCGAGGAAGCCTTCGCCGGGCTGGAAGTGCTGGTCAATCAGGCGGGCTCCGGCAAACTGCAGGAACTGGTCACCACCCTGCGCGCAGCCGATGGCGAGGCGCGCAAGGTCGGCAAGACCATGGCCGACAACCTCACCGGCGACCTCGACGAGCTGAGCAGCGCCACCGATGACTTGCGCATCACCCTTTTCGAGACCAACGAAGGGGCGATGCGCGACACGGTCAAGTGGCTTACCGAGATCGTCGGCGGCATTGGCCAGTGGGCAAGCGCCAACCCCGGCCTGGTATCCGCCCTTTCAAAGGTCGCCATCATCACCGCCTTTGTAGTGGCCGGCTTCGGTGGGCTGGCGCTTGCACTCGCCGCCATGCTCGGCCCCTTCGCCGTGCTGCGCTATGGCATGGCCCTGTTCGGCATCCAGGGCGCGCGCGTCGGCACTGCGCTGTGGGCGCTCGCCCGCGGCGCAATCCCCGCCTTGCTGGGCGGCCTGCGCCTGGTGCTGGGCCTACTCGTCGCCAACCCCATCGGCGCCGCCATCGCAATCCTGGCCGGCGCCGCTTTCCTGGTATGGCAGAACTGGGACACCGTGGCCGGCTGGCTGCGCGCCGCCTGGGGCGAGATCACCACCGCTTTCAGCGGCGGGCTGGTCGGCGTCGCCCGGCTCATCCTCGACTGGAGCCTGCTGGGGCACTTCTATCGCTCCTTCGCTGGCGTGATGAGCTACTTCGGCGTCGAGCTGCCGGCCAAGTTCACCGACTTCGGCGCCAACCTGCTCGACGGCATGATTCGCGGCATCACCAGCCGCCTGGGCGCCACCCGCGAGGCCATCAGCAACGTGGGCGACAGCGTCGTCGGCTGGTTCAAAGACAAGCTCGGCATCCACTCACCCTCCCGCGTGTTTGCCGAACTGGGCGGCTTCACGATGGCGGGCCTCGCCCAGGGCCTGGAGCGCGGCCAGGGCGGGCCGCTGGGCGCCATCAACACCCTGGCCCGCCAGCTCACCGCCACCACCGCGCTGGGGCTCGCAGCAATCGGCCCCGCAGGCGCCGGCGTCGCCATCGACAACCGCCCGCCGCTGTCCGCCCGTGCTGCCGCGCCGGTGGCCGCCGGCGGCGATCACATCGAGATCCACATCCACGCGGCGCCGGGCATGGACACCGAAGCCATTGCCCGCGCGGTCGCCGCCGAACTGGACCGCCGCGACCGCGAGAAAGCCGCCCGCGGCCGCGCCCGACTTTCCGACCGAGACTGACGATGGATATCTTCGACCGCGCCACCGAGCGCGAAGAGCAAGACCGCGACCGCTCCCTGCAGTACCGCCGCCCCGCCGGCCCCACCGCCACCGGCCAGTGCCTGGCCTGCGAGCACCCCCTGCCCGCTGGCCTGCGCTGGTGCGACGCCGAGTGCCGGGAAGATTGGGAGTTCGCCCAGCAATGAGCATCAGCGCGATGATGACCTACGGGCTCTTCGTTTTCGGGCTGGATACCCTGCCGTACCAAGAGTTTCAGCGCCGCATGGCCTGGCGCCATCCCTCGAATGCCCGAGTCGGCGCCCCTCCGGCAAGCCAGTACGTCGGGCGGGACGAAGAAACAATCAGCCTCACCGGCGTGCTGCTGCCCGAGATCACCGGCGGCCGCATCTCCCTCGCCCTCGTGGAAGAGATGGCTGAGCAGGGCAAGGCATGGCCGCTCATCGAGGGCACCGGCTATTACTACGGCAACTACGTCGCCACCAGCCTGCAGACCAACCGCAGCATCTTTTTCCCCGACGGCGCCGCCCGCCGCATCGACTTCACGCTCGAACTCAAGCGCATCGACGAGAGCCGCAACGACACTCTGGGCGCCATCTCGCGCAAGATTCGCAGCTACCTATGATCCAGCCCGCCGCCAGCGCCATCGGGCAGATCACCCTGCCCCGCCGCCCCGCCTTCCGCCTCAGCGTCGCCGGCCGCGACATCACCCACCTGGTGGACAACCGCCTCATCGACCTCACCCTCACCGACAACCGCGGCGGAGAGGCGGATCAGCTGGATATCACCCTCGACGACACAGACGGCTCGCTGGACCTGCCCCCGCGCGGCGCCGAAATCCGCATCGCTCTGGGCTGGGATGGCCTGCCGCTGGAAGACAAAGGCCGCTACACCGTAGCCGAAACCACCCACACCGGCCCGCCTGACCAGCTCACAATCCGCGCCACCTCGGCGGATCTACGCGACACTCTCACCGCCAAGCGTGAGCAGAGCTGGCATGACACCACCCTGGGCGCCATCGTCCGCGCCATCGCCAGCCGCAACGCCTTGGCCGCCGTCATCGCCAAGGCCCTGGACGATGTGGCCGTGCCCCATATCGACCAGACCGACGAGAGCGATATCAGCTTCCTCACGCGCCTTGCGCGGGACTTCGACAGCCTCGCCGCCGTCAAGGCCGCCAAGCTGCTGCTCACCCCCATCGGCCATGCCATCACCGCCAGCGGCAAGGCCCTGGAGTCGGTCACCATCACCCGCGCCAGCGGCGACAGCCACACCTTCTCCGTGGCAGACCGCAACAGCTACACCGGCGTGCGCGCCTACTGGCATGACACCAAAAAGGGCACGCGCGAAAGCGTGCTCGTCGGCGAAGGCATCAACGAAGACCCCACTCCGGCCCCCGGCAGCGGCGGCGTGCGCGTCATCACCCACGTCTACACGACCCAGAAGGCCGCCGCGCGACGTGCCCGCAACGAGTGGGAGAAGATCCAGCGCGAGGGCAATAAGCGCGCCCACACCGGCGTGCGCGTCAGCTGGAAGGAGAAGAAAGGCGGCAAGAGCGGCACAGAGCTGGCCGGCAGCGACAAGCTGCCCGAGCCGCCCGCCGTCACCGAGCCCAGCGCCACCGGGCTCAAGGTGCTGCGCCACACTTACGCCACCAAAGCCAACGCCGAGCGCGCCGCCCGCGCCGAGTGGCAACGCCTGCAGCGCGGCGTCGCCAGCTTCGAGATCACCCTGGCCGAGGGGCGCCCGGAGTTGATCCCCGAGCTACCCGTGAAGGCCAGCGGCTGGAAGCCCCAGATCGACAGCGCGGAATGGATCATCGCCCGCCTCACCCACCGCCTCAATGGCCAGGGCCTCACCACTACGATGGAGCTGGAAGTGCTGGTGCGCGAATTGCCGGATTGAAGCCCTACCCGTCAGCTCGGCCGCACGCTACCATTGCGGTCGGCGTCATATTTCAGAACTCATACATCATGAAAGTTGAACGTCTGACGGGATCACGAGCGAAAGAAATCCGTCTCGCACGGAATCTGACTCAGGCTGAGTTTTGGGAAGCACTCAAGATCACGCAGAGCGGTGGGAGCCGCTTCGAGAGAGAAGGCCGGCGGATACCTGAATCTGTTCTTGAGCTGCTGCTGCTTGCAACACTTCCCGAGGCCAAGGCAATTGCGCGGCTGGTGAAATTACGCAAGGCCCTCACACCAAGGAAGCCCAAGCCTGCACCTTCGCCCCAGATGAACCGCAGTACAAAGAATGCGCAGGGAAAGCGGCGGGGCGTCGGGGAGGCCGAGATTTTCAAAGACCTCCCCTTCGGGCACCTCCCCTAGCCGCAGCCCGCAGCCTGCCTCGCAAGATCAAGTCCCCGGCGGCATCGGCGTACCGCATCGCTGACCGATTGGGGCAAGGCCCCCGCCTGCCTCGCCGCGGCAGACGGCGCTACCCCATCCACGAGAACAAGCCGTGCCCCTTCCCGTGAGGGGCCACGCATGCGCAGCAGCGTCGCCAACGCAGCGAATTGCTCAGCTGTCATCGGCATCCGCCCGCGCTCCAGGAGGCGGCAGCACTTCACCTACCTGGGCGAATACTCGCGGCAGAGCAGAAAACCTCTTCTCTGTAATGCCTGCGAGTTGATCCGCCGCGAACCTCGCCTCGCGCCAATCCTGCACGGCAATGGCGCGGAGAAGCAGTTCCACCGCCTGGCGCTGGTCCTGGTGCCAATTACGCGTCCAGTCCTGGGCTATTTCCTGCCGGACTGCTGACGACTTGGCTTTCCCCAGCCGCTGATTGATGGTGAGCGACCTAGCCGACATTTTCAGCCTCCCGCTCCTTGTCCAACAGCCGCTGGTCGCGCTCGGTCCACCACAACGCTTCCATGCACGGGCGAAGCGGGAGGCCGTCTGTATTCAGCTGACCATCACCCCGCCACGAAAAGCGGATGTCCGCCGGATCTACGCCAGCACGTACCATCGAGACAACCCGCGCTCGGCCTACGTCCCAGTCGCAAGGCTCAAGCAACAGCAACTGCTCATTGCTCGACGGCTGAACCACCACCAAGCTGAAACGCCCTTTGGTTTTCGAATTGAGCGGCTGAACCCGGATATCCCCGAGTTGCTCTTCGCTGTAGTCAGTCACCACACATCACCTCCGTTGATCACGTCGTAGTAATCGCCATCCACCCAGACCGCTTCAAGGAAAGAAACCGGATCTGCTGCAATGAGGTTGATGGCGTCATTGGTCTGCACGGTAGCAACTTCGTACTCCGGCTCTACACCCACGCGCTGCGCAGCGGCGAAGGAATGGTGTCCATCCAGAACAACCTGAACCACAACCCCTTCCACCTCGAACACAGGCGACAACGTCACTACGAAATCAGCCGCATCCACCTTGGACTGCACTATCTCGTCATCAAGGAAGTGCTGACTGCTGATGATCTTGACCATTTCTGATTCCCCTCGCCCGCTGGGGGCGCGACCTCCGGAGCCGCCGGGCCGGGTGAATGCTAACCGCATCCACGAAACAGATCATACGTGTTTAGAAACGTATAATCAATAGTTTTCTCCCTACCCGGAAAGCGATGTGAAATCGGCATTTCACATCGCAGCGACTGGCATTGATTTCGCACTACAATAACATCTTGACATTTTTTGATTTTGCACTACAATAACAAACATAGACATAGCCAAGCATGAGAGCAACCATGGAACTGTTCCACAGCAGCCCAATAGAAATCACCGAGATTGATCAGTCTGGACGGTTCGGTGAGTTCCTGTGCTTCGCCGAAAACGAATACGTAATGACCGCCGGCAGCTACGTCACTTACAAGATTGGAGTTCCGGAAGATCTGATCATCGAAGCCAGCCGGCTTTTCTACCATGCTGACGCTTCGAAGCTGGACGGACTGGTTGCCAAGATCATGGAAATGCTCGGCTGCGACGAAGAAACCGCCGAAGCCATGCTTTCTCAGAAGGATGACTGCGGCGAGGCCGAGATGAGCTGGGACATCCAAGCCATGACCGCTCAGGCTGCCAAGATTCTGGGCTATCGCGGGGTTTCGATGCGTGACGAACAAGGCACTTGCTACATGATCGACATGCTGGGCCGCGAGCCCGAACTGGAACGGGCCTGATGACTGAAACAAAGCGCGGCGGTGCCGGTCGAGGACAGGGCCGTAAGCCGGTCAGAGAAGGGGAGAAGACGGTAACGGTTTCCCTGCGCATGACCCTGGCGCAACGGGACAAACTCGCCCTCCTTGGCGGAGGGGGATGGGTACGCAACCAGATTGACGGAGCGGCCATAGACGGGGCTGCACCACACCACCAAAAATCTGCTCCCACACGGAAAGCCGAATAGCCAATTTTCCAGCAGCCAGGAACCGTGCCGACGAACGGCGGGCGAGCAGCCAAAGGCACGCCGGTGGGCGAATTCACATTCTCGATATCCCAGCCGGATCGGCCGCAGGAGAGAAGGAATTGAAGGCACCTCCTGCGCAGGATACTGTATACAAATACAGCATCAAACCCTTCGAACCATGGACGTTGAAATCAGAGTGATGCGCGTGCGGGGCCGCCGCGTCTCGAAAAGCGAGGAACCCCAAGTGCTGCGCGGCGAACTGCGGGGCAACTGGCGGGAATACAAGCTGTATCACTTCGGCCAGGCAACACAAGGCGGCGCAGAGCCGCTTGCCAAGCTCTACTGCGCCGAGCTGCTGGGCATGGACGGCCCCACCTTCTACCTACGGGGCTACGAAGAGGACCGCCGCTACCTGCGCGACGACAATGACGCAGGGGCGGCGGTCATGCAGGAATGGGAATGCAGCCTCACCAAGCCGCGCGGCAATGAGAGCGGGCCGCAGTTCCACCAGCACTATGGGCACGGCTCTCCTATGGGCAAAGCATCCCTGCCCGGTCAATCAGAACCCCAAGGGTGAAGGGCGCCCCCTGCTTGAGCACGGCATCGGGCCGTTGCATGCCGGCGGCCAGGGCCTTGCCGTTGAGGGCGTAGGTAACGCCGTCCACCGCGAGGTAGCGCTCCCCAGCGGCATTGCAATACAGCTTGGCCTCCGGCACCGACAGCGGCCAGCTCTCGCCGTACTCCGCCGCCGTCACCACCGCGCTGTCCGTACCGCTGCCACACCCCACCGCCAGCACCACCGCGGAGCAGATCCCTGCCCACAACCTCATGTTTTGCCCTCTCACGTCAAAAGAGTCGCGTGCGGGCGGCAAGGAACAGGGGCCGGTCGCCCGCCGTAACCTCCCCTTCCTCGGCGCATGTCTCCACCAGCCCGCCATCCAGCACATACCCTTGCTTGCGGTGGCGGTTGAGCACTACCGCCTCTTTCCGCGCCAGCGCCGGCCAGTGTGGCTTCGCACCGCGAACGGAATCACAAAGCGCACTCACCACGCTTGCAAAGGTCTGCTCGGTCACTCGATCTTGCGGAAGGATCACTTGCAGCTGATCCACCGTCGCCGTAACTGACACCGGCTTCCACGGCTGCAGGGCCTTATGCGTCGCCTCCGGTACTTTCGGGTCTGCGGCCTGAGCTCCTATCGCGGCCAGCCCCATGGCAAAAACTACGCCCTGCAAAACCTTCATCTTTTGCCCCTTAGCATCTCATTTCAAAAAATGGGTATTGAGCGGGAATAGTGCGCATTCCTTGCGCTTATGCGAGACAGGCAACCCCTTGCCCCATGCGATGATCCGGTGTCCCTACACTTGGAGCGCATCGTGTCACCACCCCCGCCCGTCGTCGTCGCCTTCCCCAGCCCCAACCAGCGCGACACTGAAACCGGGCTCTTGCGGCTCGCCGAGGCTGCAGCCCGCGGCGAAATCATCGGCGCCGCATACACTGCGATCGACTCCCAAGGCCGCACGCGCGAAGGCCTGCTCGGCGCAGCTCGAAGCAATCAGACGCTGGCGCACTACGGCGCATCACGCCTTGCACATCTGCTGCTTTGGCCAGAAGACCAGCACTAGCCCCGCCGGCGGATCGACCGCCCGCCCACACTCCGCGTAATCTCACCCGGTAAGGCGCCGCCAGCCCCCCGCGGCGCCTCATCCACAGCATCCAAGCCACGCCTGTGCTCGCCCGGCGGCGACCACTCCGCGGAAAGCCGCAAGCCCTGCTCCCCGTCTATCTCAAAAGCAGCCAGCCGCAGCCCCAGCGGACGCAATACGCCCGCGAGCAGCTCGCGGACCAAGTCCGCATCCTGCCGAATCGCCAGGTAGGAATTGAGGGGTTCGGATGCCACAACCAGCGCCGGGGGGCGAGCGAGCGGCTCAGACACAGCCCCGCTGAGCAGCTCGTCCATCGTCATGCCCAGCCGAACCGCCAGGCGCTGAAACTGCGCGAGGGACGGCTCACGCCGCCCCGAGAGGTAATGGCCGATTGCTCCGCGCGTGTTGACCTCGAACGTCTCCAGCAGATCCTGCTGCTTGAGGCCTAGTTCGGATATCCGGGCGCTGGCGCGCTCCCACCACGGAAGGCTCGTTTGCATCGTGCGGATGATACAAGCCGTATCTTTTTCAACAACGCCACGTTTTGTATCTTGACAGCGCCGCGTTGGATACATATTGTATCCTCCCATGAAGCTACAGACCTTTATCAGCTGCGTGCCAAAACGCCAACGCCACGCCCTGCGGACGCAGATTGCGCTCGCGCTCGACGTGACAGAGATCGCAGTTCGCCATTATGCGAATGGCACGCGGCAGGTTCCCAGCGGGCGCGTGCTGCCGCTCTCCAAGGCGACCAACTACGCGGTGCGCCCCTACGACACCCGGCCGGACCTCTACCCCAACCCGACCGACGGACTCCCTCCGTCCCTAGTTGGGCAATCCGTTTCCACTGATGTGGATGAGCCCGGCGAGGTGCTCGCGCAGCTCGGCCAGCCGGGCCTGAATGCCGGGAGTGGGAAGGCGGTGGGCCAGCATCCTGTCCAGCTCATCGACCAGCCCTGCAGCAATCGGCGGATAGCCGATAGCAACGGCGTCCAGCAAGAGCAGGAAGGCAATCTCAAGCGCCGCGGCGGAATCGCCCAGCAGGATGGGTTGCGGCGGAAGGCTGGCACTGCGCTTGGGCATGGCAAGAAGGCGCGGAACGTTGATGCCGCAATTGTGGAGTGAGCGGGAAATGATCACATCATTTGATTCCGGGGCGCACGAATGAACCTGCTAGACGCCTTCTACCGCACGGTCCACGACGCCCCCGGCGGCTGCGAAGCCCTCGCCCCCCGCATGGGCCTCACCGCCGCGGTGCTGCGCAACAAGGCCAACCCCAACAGCCGGGCCAACATCCCCAGCTTGGAAGATGCCGACCGCGCCATCGCCCTCACCGGCAGCTACCTCGTCCTGCACGCCCTGTGCGCCAACCACGGCCATGTGGCCATCAAGGTGGAGGCCGAGGGCAGCGCCAGCGATATGGCGGTGCTGGAGCTGATTGCCCAGGTGTGGAGCGCACACGGCAACGTGGGCACGGCGGTGGAAAACACCCTTGCCGACCACCGGGTGGAACGGCATGAGCTGAAGCATGTGCGCGGTGCGATCTACCGCACCCAGCAAGCCATGTTCAGCCTGCTGGCCCGCCTGGAAGAGATGGCGGAGCCCGCCCCCGAGGAGGCCCGGTAATGGCTAAGCCGCTCCGCATCTACTCCCGCCACACCGGGCATCAGCTCGTCTGGGAACTCCGCGAGGAATTTGGCGGCCAGCTTGGGTACGAGGACCAAAGCTGGCTGGGCTGCCTCGACGCCCCGACGTGCATCGCTGGTGGCGCGGTGCAAGTGGATGAGTATTCGGCACTGCGCTTTGCCTCGGAACGAGGCGTGATGCGCGAGGGCTCCCTGTGACCACGCCCCTGCCCCCCGACGACGCCCCGGTGCGCGAGAAGTCCGGTACGCCCCATGGCCTGGCGCTCACCTGCCCGCATTGTGGCAAGCGCGCCTACATCCGCACCTCGCGCAGCATCACCGAAACCTACCGCGAGGCCTGGGCCATCTGCACCGGCTGCGGCTTCACCGGCAAGGCCCACGCGGCGTGGGACGTGGAGGTTTCCCCCTCCCTGCTGCCCAACCCGCGCGTCACCCTGCCCCGCCTGGACCGACAGGAGGCCATCGACGCCTTCGTCGCCGCCGAGCTGAGCACCCGCGACCAGCTAGACATGTTCGCCAACACCGGCTGACGCGCCCCCGCGCGTAACACCCCCACAACTCGTTAACCCGCCTTCGTGCCTGTTTTCAGGCGCGAGGGATTCGCTTTGCCTGAAATCTGATGAATCCAAGCCTTCACAACACAGTCACGACCCGCCTCCTGAACGATTACGAGTTCAAGGAGAAGAACGGCGACCTACGCCGCGGGGTGTGCCCCAGCTGCGGGAAGAAGGAGCTTTACACCCGCGCGGCCAAGCCCTGGGTGCTGCGCTGCGGCCGCCTCGACAAGTGCGGCTGGGAAGGCCACATCAAGGAGCTTTACCCGGATCTGTTCGAGGACTGGAGCAAGCACTACCCGGTTACCGCCCAAGACCCGACCGCCGCGGCGGACGCTTATCTGCGCGATGGCCGCGGCTTCGACCTCTCCAAGGTCAAAGGCTGGTACAGCCAGGAAAGCTACTGGAACGCGGAGCTGAACATCGGCAGCGCAACGGTGCGCTTTCCGCTTCCGGGCGTGGGCTACTGGGAACGGATCATCGACCGCCCGCACCGCTTCGGAAAGCGCAAGGCCACCTTCAGCGGGGCTTATCAGGGCACCTGGTGGCAACCGCCCGGACTGGCGCTGGCCGAGCAGGCAGAAATCTGGATCACCGAGGGAATCTTCGACGCCATCGCCCTACTGCACGCGGGCATCTCGGCGGTTTCCACGCTCTCTTGCAACAACTACCCCGCGGCGGCGCTGCAGGCGCTGGCTGAACAGAAGCCCCTCGGCCGCCCCGCGCTGGTTTTCGCCTACGACACAGGCAAGGCGGGCGAGGACTTTACGCGTGCATTCGTGGCGCGGGCCATCAAGGACGGCTGGAAGGCCACCGCCGCACAACCGCCAGCCGGGCGGAAGAAGCTGGACTGGAACGAGCTGCTGCAGCTCGACCGGCTGACCTCCAAGCACCTGGAAGACTACCGCTACTTCGGAAGCCTGCTGCTGGCGAAAACGCCCTCCGAGAAAGGCAACCTCGTCTATAGCAAGCACGGCTGGTCGAGCTTCCCCTTCGAGTTCGACTGCCGCCTGTACTGGTGGAAGCTGGATCTGGAAAAGCTGACCAAGACCGAAGAGTCCCTGGAGAAGGCGAACCCGGACCGCTCGGTCGATGAGATCCGCGAGCAGGCACTGCTGCAGAGCAATACCGTCGTCGAAATCTGCAACTGCCTGCCCCAGCCCCTCTACTACCTGAAGAACGAGGTAACGGACGAGGCCTGGTACTACTTCCGCATCAGCTTCCCGCACGAAGGGCGGCCGGTGAAGAACACCTTCAGCGCCGGCCAGCTCTCCGCCGCCGCTGAGTTCAAAAAGCGCCTGCTGCACTCCGCCGCTGGCGCCATCTGGACCGGATCGGCCGGCCAGTTGGACCGCCTCCTATCCCGCTGGACCTACAACATCAAGACGGTCGAAACCGTCGATTACATCGGCTACTCCGCAGTGCACGGCGCCTATGTGTATAGCGACGTCGCGGTAAAGGCCGGGCGCGTTTATGAGATCAACGACGAGGACTACTTCGACCTCGACCGCCTGGCCATCAAGAGCCTGTCCCGCTCGCTGAAGCTGGACCTCAACACCGACACGAAAGCGCCCGTCATCTGGTTCGAGCGCTTCTACCTGTGCTTCGGCACTCGCGGCGTTGTCGCGCTGGCCGCCTGGCTCGGCTCCCTCTTCGCCGAGCAGATCCGCGAGCACTTCGAAAGCTTCCCGTTTCTGGAGATCGTGGGCAAACCCGGCTCGGGCAAATCCACCCTGCTGGAAACCCTCTGGCGGCTGATGGGCCGCGCCGGCTATGAGGGCTTCGACCCTGAGAAAGGCTCCATGGTGGGCTTCATGCGGACGATGGCCCAGGTATCCAACCTGCCCATCGTGCTGCTCGAATCCGACCGCTCCGACGAGGGGAGCGATAGCGGCAAGGGCCGCCCCAAGCAGCAGTTCCATTGGGACAGTCTGAAGAGCCTCTACAACGGCGGCTCCCTGCGCACCACTGGCGTCAAGAGCAGCGGCAATGACACTTATGACCCGCAATTCCGCGGCGCGCTTGTCATCAGCCAAAACGAAGAGGTGCAGGCCTCCCCGGCCATCCTGGAACGCATCGTCCAGCTGTGGTTCGACAAGAGCCATTTGACCGAGGCGGGCCGTGACGCAGCTCTTGAGCTGCGCCACCTGCCCACCAAGGACTATTCCTCCTTCCTCATTCGCGCCACCAGCAAGGAAGCCGAAGTGCTTTCGCTGATGCATGACCGGGTACGGGGGTACGAGCGTCACATCGCCACCGTCGGCGCTCAGAACCAGCGGATACAGAAGAACCACGCCCAGCTCATGGTGATGGTCGATGCGCTCAGGCTTGTCTGCCCCATCACCGACGCCCAGAAAGCCGAGGCGAAGAGCTGGCTGGTCGAAGCCGCGAAGGATCGTGAGCAGCGCCTGCGCAAGAACCCGAAGATCGTCGAGGCCTTCTGGGAAGCCTTCGACTACCTCGACAACACCGACGAAGACGGCATGGGGCATTCCCGCCTCAATCACTCGGCCGACCCCGAGCTGATCGCCGTCAATCTCAACCACTTCATGCAAGTGGCCTCCGAGCGGCGCCAGCAGGTTCCCCTGCTCTCAGAACTGAAGACCGCGCTGCGCAACAGCGTGGAACCCAAGTTCGAGGACATCAAGGCCGTCGCGTCCGTCATCAACCGGCAGTTCAACAACCGGGCGGACGAAAGCGCACAGCGCGCCGTCACCGTGAAGTGCTGGGTTTTCAGGCGGGTATGAGCATGGCCCTCTTCGCTCACCCCACCGGACGGCAAGCGAAAGCCCGCGCACAGCAAGGCTGGATGACCCCGGCCCAGCGCCGGGCGGCAGGCGCGCAACCCTGCGCCACCTGCTCGCACCTCTACACCCTGCCCCACAGCGACGCCTACTGGCACTGCGGCCTTGCCGCCTTCCCCACTCGCAAGTTTTCCAGCTGCCTGAGGTGGACACCGCAATGACCCCCGCCACCGAACCCGAACTGCGCTGGGCCTACCGCCTGGCCCGACTCGAAGCCCGCGGCATCAGCTTCGAAACCGCAATCGGCAACCCCTGCCTGCGCGCCTGCCTGGAGCTGGGCGTAGCCCGCCAGCGCCGCCGCCGCGCCCGCCAGGCCACCAGCGCGGCCGGCGCCGGCATCGAGCGCAGCCACCCCGATCACAGCAACACCAGCAGCACCAACCACCGTCCTTAAGGAGGCACACATCATGACCACCCAGCACCAAGCCACAGCGTTCGGCGAGTTGCTCCAGGCCGCCAACGCCTTGAGCGCGTCGATAGAGAGCGGCGAGCTTTTCGCCGGCTACGACGGCGACACCGACAAGCGCGAGAAAGCCGTCGCCACCATCGAGCGCTTCGAAGCGGCGCGCCTCAGCGCCAACGAGGCCGCAGACGCCATCGCGGACGCGGCAATAGATTCCCCCTTCGCCCGCTACCGGGCGGAAATCAAAGGCGGCTACAGCACCGCCCTGCGCCTCTCGTCCCTGGTGCTCCATCTCTACAACGGCAACCAATGGACGCTGGACCTCACCAGCCTCCTGGCAAACGCCGACGAGCACCACGTCGCCATCGCCCTGGAGCTGCTCGACAGCTACGCCAAGCACGGCGAGAACGACCCCGATTTCATGGACCTCGCGCGCGAAATCCTGCACCGCGACCACCCCGAACTGTTCGAGTAAGGAGGCCGCCCACATGTGCAACCGCACCCTGCAAGACGCCCGCCTCGCCATGGGCGGGCACCAGATCGCCACCCGCCTGATGGTCGCCTGCGACCACCTCAAGGCCGAGCTGATCCCCATGGCCGCCATGCGCCCCGCCGACAAGGCCGCGCTGTCCACCGCAATCGCCGAAGTCGAGATCCTGCTCGCGCTGGCCTCGCCCCTCGTCGGCGCCAGCCTGATCGACCTGGAGCGCGTCGAGGCCCTCCACACCCTGCAGCACGAAACCTCCGGGGTGCCGGCATGAGCTTCCGCACCCGCCTCCTGCTGTGGCGCTACCGCGCCAACGTGGCCGACCTCGAAACCCTCCAGCGCATCGCGCTGCCCACCCTGGCCGACCGCCGCAACCACATCAACGACCTGGCCGAGCAGCTCAACAAGAGGGGCGTGCCCGTGCCCCTGATCAACGCCCAGGACATCCGCCGCGACATCGAGCGGCAACTCAAATTAGGAGCACTGCTGTGAATCCGAACACCACAAAGCGTTACCACCTCGGCGGCGAGAACTTCGAGATAAGTGTCGAGATAGACCACGCCATCCTCACCGAAGACAAGCTGCTCGAAATCAACCGCTTCTGGACAGGCGCCGAAGAACGGATCGCCGAGAGCGATTCCGTCCTCAACGCCGTTCTGAAGATGCTCTTCAACCACGTGCAGTTCATGGCCGCCGAATCGAACTTCGGCGTAAGCGTCGCCAGCCTTATCCGTGACTTCGCCTGGAAGGACCGACAAGGCAACCGTAAGAACGGCCAGGAAGGCTGGCCCGACATGGACGGCAGCTACGGCATCCGCATCGTCGATTGCTGGAGCGAACTGTTCCTTGACGACAACCCGCGTATCACCGAGGTGGCCGCATGAAGACCATCAAGCCCCTCGACGAGCTCGAAATGTTCGACCTCCTGCAGGCCATCTACCCCGAGCGCTTCGCCGGCGAAGATGACGACACGTACCACGCGGCGCTGCAGTTCGCCGACGAAGTGCAAGGCTTCGAAGACCTCGCCGACCTCCTCGGCCGCATCGTCATGCTCACCAGTCCGATGCACTCCCCCTTGACTGGCAGCTACTCCCACTGCCTCGGCAATGTCGAGATTGCCAACGGCCAGGTCCACATGACAGCCCTTGTTCGCCGCGATGCCGACATCCCCCTGCAGGAGGCCCAGCCGTGAGCACGAAGCAGACCAAACGCAAGCCCCACGACTCGTCGCGCCCCAAGCCCATCGTGCTCACCACGATCGAAGCCCCGCCGATGAAGCCCCTGCGCTCCACCTTCCCCCGACCGCTGGTGATCCCCGTCCGCGAGAACGGCCGCATCGCCCCCATCGATCTGAACAAAACCTATCTGAGGGCATGACCATGTCCAGCATTTACTCCCGCTATTTCCGCGTCACCTCCGGCCCGCTGCTGGAGGCGGCGAAGCAGCTCGAAGAGGACAACAAGGCGAGGCGGGCAACCCTGCTCTCCTTCGCCCAGGAAGTCGGCGCCCTGGATATCTACGCCAACCGCGATGGCAGCTTCGCGGGCGTCAGCTTTGCCCTCCCTCCTGACTCCACCCTGTGGAAGCGGAATCGAAAAGACGGCCTGTACTGCCCGAGCAAAAGAACAAAGGCCACATCCGAGCTGCGCAAGCGCGTCGCCGACCTCCCCGCCGTGCTCCCGCTCTCCAGCCTCCTGCCCCACATCCAGTTGCACTCTTACTTCCCCGTGTTGATCGACGAGGGCCGCGGCTATAGCGCGACGATTGGCGGCTCCGCCGCGCTGGGCCTGCTCATCGTGCGCGTGCCATGGAAGGACGCCGACCCCAAGGGGGTGGAACAGTACCGCCGCGACAAGGCCGAGGGCACTCGCTTCTCCATGGCGATGGAGCACCAGCTCTGGACGCCCACGCCTGACCTGGTCGAAATCAAGAAGTGGGAAGCGGAACGCGACATCGAGCAGCTCAGCGAACGCATCAAGGAGCAGGAAGCCCAGGCAACCACGCCCACCGAAAACACCCCGGAGGCCCAGCCATGAGCGCCAACTTCGCCATGCTGCTCGGTCACGCCAAGCCCTACCCCACCCCGGCAGGCACCGGGCGCCGGATCACCTTCGAGTGCCCCGACGACGCGGAGGAAGGCGCCGACGGCCGCCCCCTGACCGCCCGCATCCTCGACGTGCTCGCCGCCGGTAGCGCCACCCGCCCGGAGCTGGTCGCAAAGCTGCCCGGCAGCACCGGCAACGACGTCAGCTCCGCCCTCGGCGCGCTGATCAAGCGCGGCCGCATCGTCACTCCCGGCACATGCAGCACCGGCCGCCACCGGGTGAATGTGTATGCCCTCGCGGATAGCGCCAGCGAGGTGCAACCGTGAAAGAGCACCCGATCCTTTTCAGCGGGCCGATGATCCGCGCGATTCTTGCCGGGCGGAAGACGCAGACCAGGCGTGGGGCCGTGAGAACCTCGCGCCCCGACGTCGTGGTGGCCTGCGACTTCGACGCGGAAGCGGGCCTGCTCGAGATCGAGAACACGTATTCCGGGCTCCGCAGCTGGAAGGCTTGCCCGTTCGGTCGGCCCGGCGACCGGCTGTGGGTGCGCGAAACGTGGCAGCACTCGAACCACCCGAGCGGCCCCTACGAAGCGTCCTGCGGCGTGTTCTACCGGGCGGACTACCTCGACGATCCGCACGGCCCGGACGGCGAACGGTCGCCGGAGGGCAGGTACCGGACGTGGCGGCCGTCGATCCACATGCCCCGGGCGGCCTGCCGCATCGTGCTTGAGATCACCGCAGTACGCGTTGAGCGTCTGCAGGACATCAACTCGGCCGATGCGGTCGCCGAGGGCGCGCCAGGCGGGCACAACTCCATTCACGGCTACCCCTACAACGCCACCCCGCAGGAGCACTTCCAGCACGTCTGGCAGGAGATCAACGGACGCGGATCGTGGGATTTGAACCCGTGGGTGTGGGTGATCGAGTTCCGGAGGCTGGAAGCGTGATCCTCCACGTCGTCTCAGTCTCCGGCGGCAAGGACAGCGCAGCCACCCTGCTGCTGGCCGTCCGGCGCTTTGGCGCCCGCCGTGTCATCGGCATTTTCTGCGACACGGGCAACGAGCACGATGAGGTGCACCGCTACCTCGACTATCTCGAAGAGGCCCTGGGTGTGCGCATTGTTCGGCTTCGCGCCAACTTCGACGCCGAAATCGCCGCCAAGCGCCGCTTCGTCGCCCGCGACGTGCGCACCCGCAGGGAGTACGACACCGCGCCTGTGTTCGACGCCGCCGACAAGCCCGTTCCGAAGCGGGACTGCCGCGGCAATATCGTGATGCGCACCGTCACCCGCAACGGCGAGCGCGTGCAGGAGCCGGTGCAGAAAACCCGCAAGGTCGGCGGCGGCCGACGGGTGCGCTGGACGAACAAGGCGAAGCGGCGGGCGCTGGCGGCGCTGGTGCCTACCGGCAACCCTTTCCTCGATCTGTGCATCTGGAAGGGGCACTTTCCGTCGCGGACAGCGCAGTTTTGCACCGAGGAGCTGAAGCGGAACGTGGCTGTTGCCTACCAGCTCGACCTGGTGGATGCCGGCTACACGGTGGTGAGTTGGCAGGGCGTGCGGCGGGATGAATCGGTTAATCGGCGCGACGCGAAGCGCTTCGAGTTGATCGGGCCGGGCATGTACGCCTACCGGCCGTGGGTGGATGCAACGGCGGCGGATGTGTTCGCCTACTGCCACGCTCACGGCATCCAGCCGAATCCCTTGTACCGCCAGGGGCAGACGCGGGTCGGCTGCATGCCCTGCATCAACTGCGACAAGGAGCAGATCCGCCAGACCAACGCCCGATTCCCGGAAAGCCTGCAGGAGAAGGCCGAGTGGGAAGCCCGCGTTTCTCTTGCCAGCAAGCGCGGCTTCTCCACCTTCTTCAATAAGGAGTTGCACGCGGGGAACTGGAACGACCGCCGGGTGCATGAGGCCAACCGCATCGAGAACGTGATCCGCTGGGCGCACACCAGTCGCGGCGGCCGGCAGCTCGACATGCTGGCGGGCCTGATCGAACCAACCGCCTGCAGCTCGGCCTACGGGCTCTGCGACCAATAGCCATGCAGCCCAGGTTTCTCCGACTCGCCGAGGCGGCCGCCTACCTGGGGATGGGCGTGACTTTCTTCGAACGTGAAGTCCGCCCTCACATCACCGAAATCCCCATCGGCAAGACCGGCATCGCCTTCGACCGGATTGACCTGGACAGCTGGGCCGACGACTATAAATCCCGCAACGGGCGCCCCAAGGGAAAAGGAGCAACAACATGGGACGCACACGAACGAGCGGAATCTCGCTCGAAGCCGACGGAACCCGATCCGTCGACAAGGTCTGGCGCGGAGAACGCATCCGCGCCCGCCTCGGCCACGTCACGCAAGAAGAGGCAGAGCGCTGGCTCGCCGCGGAAATCGCAAGCCGCGGCGCCGCCAGGGATCTTCGAGGAAGTTCTCGGGCGCTGTTTGCAGATGGGGCGGCTCGATACCTGATCGAGGCGCAGCGCAAGAAATCCGCCGAGGTCATTGCATGGCACATCAAGATGCTGCTGCCCTATATCGGCCGCCTGCCGCTGGACCAGATCCACGACGGCACCTTGGAAGACTTCGTGGCCGACCGCCTGGCCGGGCACCTCCAGGCCGAGGCGCTCAACCCCCAGCGCAAGCCCAGGCCGGTATCAGCCACAACGGTGAATCGGACCCTTGAGGTAGTCCGCACCATCCTCAACCGGGCCGCCCGCGCATGGCGCGACAAGGCCGGAATGCCCCTGCTGCAGCTGGCTCCCCCTCTCATCACGATGCTGGAAGAAAACCCGCGCATGCCCTACCCCCTGAGCTGGACCGAGCAAGACAGCCTCATGGCCGAGCTGCCCGCCCACCTGGTGAATCCCGTCCTGCTTGCCCTCAACACCGGGCTGCGCGATGAGAACGTGGTCGGCCTGCGGTGGGGATGGGAACAGCGCGTGCGCGAGATCGGACGGAGTGTTTTCGTGGTGCCTCCAGAGCACTACAAGACCGGCGTGCCCCACGTCGTAATCCTTAACGATGTGGCGTGGAGCGTGGTCGAGCAGCAGCGCGGAAAGGACGCCGCCTGGGTCTTTCCCTACACGATCATGCGCGGGGGGCGCCCGATCACCGACCGGCTGGACACCATCAACAACACCGGCTTCCAGGGCGCGCGAGCCCGCGCGGGCCTGCCGCAGGTACGGGTGCATGACCTTCGGCATACCTTCGCCAGCCGGCTCCGGCTGGCTGGCGTCGAGGCTGAGGACCGCAACGCGCTGATGGGCCACGGTGGGGCGTCCATGCCGGAGCACTACGCATCGGCAGACCTCGGCCGCCTGGTGGAGTTGGCCAACCACGCCAGCGACCGCCAGGGCACGCGCACGATACTCAAGGTGGTTGCGCAAGCAGCAGTGATCCGCGAGCGCCAGCAGCAGACGCCCAAGCTGCGCGTGGTGAATGGGTAG